ACGAAAGCCAAAAAAGGCAAGAAACCCGAGTACACTGGTACTATCGCAGGAACATCCCTCACCAAAGACCAGCAGGCACAGGTTGACGCACAGCGCAAGAAGGCAGAGAATGATTGGAATCGGTATCTCTTAGAGCAACAGCAGAAAGAGGCAGAATCTCTTAATGACTATCTCAAAGAGTATGGCTCCACACAAGAGAAACGTCTTGCTATTGCAAAAGAGTATGATGAGAAGATAGCAAAGGCACAGACAGAGGGAGAAAGGTTATCCCTTAATGCGCAGAAAGCGCGTGCTCTGTCTGATTTCGACATAAACAATGCTAAGTCTGAAATTAACTGGGAGGATGTCTTCGGCAATCTCGACTCGTTCACCAAAGACCAGCTCGGCAGGATAAAGCAGCAACTGAAAGAGATGCTCTCTTCGGGAGACCTTGACATTGACGGCTACAAGGATGTAGTAGACCAAATAGACAAGGTTAATGATGCCATCCTTTCGGCAGAGGACAAGCAGCGCGATTTTCTGGGCGTTTCTGTCAGCTACAACACGGAGCGCAGAAAGCTTGAAATGGATGTCGCTGACGCGCTGGAAAGGCAGAATCAAGCCATGCAGGAAATGGGCGTTGTAAGTGCTACCCTTACAATGCAGAGGTTCTCCACGCAGCAACTTTTAAGCGGCTATGGAGTTAATATCCAGCAGGGCGATGTCAGAGCTTCCAACGCAAACTCCATTCTAAAGCAGGTCGGTGACAAGTACGGGGAAAAATCAGAGCCGTACAAGAAAGTCAAAGATGCCCTTGACAAACTGGCGAAGAGTGAGACTGCCTACAATAATGTCGTAAAGAAAAAGGAAAAGGCTGACAACGATGCGACGCAGAAGCAGACAAAGTTAAACAAGTATCTTACTGACTTTGCCGAGCGTCTCAAAGACATCATGCCTTTGCTTGAGCAGATAAACTCAAACATACAGGACATTCCTGGGTTGCTCTCCACTCTTGGAGTGAGTGAGGATAGCTCTCTTGGTAAGGCTGCATCGGCATTCGCCGACGGTTCGCAATCGGCCATGGATGCGGCGAAGGACTACATGAGCGGAAACTATGTAGGAGCTGCCATGAATGGATTGAAGGCCGTCGGCTCTTATGTCCAGTCTGCAACGAATCTGTTTGCAGGTGCTGGCAATGAGGCGAAGATGGAGGCGGAGATTGCAAGGCTGTCTGAATCAAACAGTGACCTTGCAGAAGCCATTGACAGCTTATCAGACACTATCTCTGATTCTGACAACACGAACAAGCAGTCCGTTGACGCTTACAAGAAGGCCATTGACGCTGAAAAGGAAAGAGAGTCCAACCAGCGCACAATGATAAATGACCGTGCGAGCGAGTGGTCTAATTCGGGGCATGGATTCCTTGGAATGGGAGGAAGAAGCTCGTTCAATGTTTATGCGAACAGAAACATAGGAAACTGGCTTTCAGACTTCAACGCCGCTTTAACCAAGAATGGCTACAAGGGAAACCTAAGAAGCGTTGCGGACGTATGGAACCTTTCGCCGGAGGAGATGAAAGTCCTGCGTGATTTCTCACCCGAAGCATGGACTAAATTCTTTAACAGTGGCGGTCAGAGCAACCCGAAGGAGCTTGCGGAGCAGTATATCGAGATGGCAGGGAAGATGCAAGACCTTACCGAGTCTCTCAACGAAAAGCTCACAGGTTACTCTTGGGACAGCTTCAAGGATGGTTACGAGTCCGTCTTGGAAGACATGTCGAGCGACACCGACTCTCTTGGAAAGCATATCGAGGAGGTACTTACAAAGGCCGTGGTTTCCTCTATGATGAATGATGAGTTCAAAGACAGGATAAAGGAAATTTACGATTACCTTGCAAACGCAGCATCTGATGGGGACTTAACCGCTGACGAGCTTGCGAAAATTCGGTCAATGAACACGTCGCTCTCAAAAGACATGATGGACAGACGCAAGCAGCTTGTGGATGCTGGCTTAATCAATGATTCAAGCACATACTCGCAGAATGCGTCAAGCGGCTCATGGAAGTCTATGGGCGAGGACACAGCCCAAGAGCTGAACGGACGCTTCACAGCCTTGCAGGAGGCCGGGGAGCGTATCTCTGACGGTATTCAGACAATGGTTGTTACCGTTAACTCCCTCTATGGGAAAGTTGATGACAACAATGTTACGTTGACAGAAATCAGAAATCTTATGATTACCAACAATGCCTTCTTGGAAGACATCCTATCGGCGAACAAGAGCTATTATGAGAAGTTCGACAGACACTTAGACAGAATAGAAAGGACACGATAATGGGAAAAGACTTAACTATAAACGGTAACAGCGCATGGGACGCTTACGGCGTTTACCTTGACGACAGCTCGTTGGGTCAGCTGCTCTGCCCTCCCCCACTGAAAGACCGTGTGACGAGCATGAGCCGCACGGAGAACGGCACACGTGTGGTGACGAACGCTCCGGTATTTGTAGCGGAGCGCGACATCACCCTCCAGCTTGGCATCTATGGCAAGACGGAGAGTGAGTTCCTTAGCCACGTATCGGCCTTCACCTCCCTGCTGACTACATCGCAGGAGATCGTGATTGGTGCCGGCGGCGTGACCTGCCATTGTATCTACAAGAGTTGCAACCAGTTCAGCTCTTATCAGCGCGGCATCGGCAAGTTCGTGCTGCGCCTGACGGAATATAACCCGGCAAAACGATAATTCATGGCAACAACAGCGAATATCATAAGCATCAACGGCGGCAGCCATACGGTAGTCTTGGAGAGTTCTTCGGTGCGGCACTTGGAGCTAATGTCGAAGGACTATGTACGTCTTGTGTTCTCTACGGATAAGAAGATCAACATAAATGTCGGAGACAGCGTTGGTCTCGACGAATATGGCACCTTCTATATCACGGAGCCTCAGAAGGGTACGTACAATAAGAATACTGGCGGTTACGACTACGACCTCCAGTTCAACGCCTCTTATTTCCTTTGGAAGAACAAGATATATAAGTTTGACCCCGGCAAGGAGGGGAAGAACGAGACCACGTGGTCACTGACGGGCACGCTGGAAGAGCACATGGCCGTGTTTTTAGAGAACCTCAAGGAGTACGGGTACAACTGTGAAGTAGAAGACAGTATCTACAAAGACGAGAGCAGCCATCGGGTCGTCTATATCCAGTTTGACAAGACCAACCTCTTCGATGCCCTGACGCAGATAGCCGAGAAGTTCAGCTACGAATGGGCTGTCGATGGCGGTCTGATATACTTCGGAAACATCATTGAAGATGACCTGACCCCTGCCGTGAGCCTCACCATGGGCGACAACGTGGAGGACATGAGTGCCCAGGATTCCAACAATGATGCCATCAACCGCTACTACGTGTTCGGATCAACCCGTAATATACCCCAAGGGTATCGTCAGAAAGACACGGGCATCGTGATGAACGGCGTTGTGCAGAAGCGGCTGATGCTCCCCAAGGGTGTTCCCTACATTGACACCCGCATAGGCATGAAGCCCAACGAGGTCGTGGAGGGCGTACTGGTGCTTGACGACATCTACCCGAGGACAAAGAGCAAGGTGGCGACGGTGACGGCCGTGGAGAAAAACATGGAGACGACGGAAGCTGCTGCACAGCAAGCAAGCGACGCTGCTGCACAGCAGCAGCCTACAGAACCCAGCGGTACGAGCACAACGACGGGAAGCACCGACACTAACGCTGCCGTAAACGGCAGCGCACAGAACGGCAGCGCACATAACGGAACGGGAGCGGCAACGGGGACGACGGAAACGACAAGCGGAACCACAACGGACGGGAAGAAGACGGAGAAAGTGAACGTCTACCGGTTTACGACCAAGGATTTCACGTTCAGCAAGGACTATATCCTGTCGGGTCAGACGTTGCAGGTGCAGTTTCAGTCGGGCAAGCTGAACGGCATGACATTCGATGTGGCATTTAACCCCGAGGGCGAGAGCGAGCAGGTGGCCAAGAAGGATGAAAACGGCAAGGAGGTAGCGGGCGAGACGGAGGCCAACCCCGCGGCGCAGGTGTTCGAGCTTGTGAGGAACGACACGTACGGCATCATGCTGCCCAACGACACCATTCACCCGGAGGTGGACGACACCTTTGTTCTTCTTGGCTGGGATGCCAACAAGATGCCGACGTGGAAGGAACTTATCACAAAGGCAGAGAAAGAGCTTGAGGATCGCGCCAGGACCTATCTCAGCAGCAAGGAGGAGGACCCGTTGACGTACACCTGCACGATGATGTCGGACTGGATGTACGGCCTCAACGGAGAGGGCAAGCAGGACGCCAGTTTCACAAAGGTGGGCACGTTCTACCTCGGTCTGAGGGTGAACCTCAGCAACGAGGCTTTCTTTGGCAGCGGTGGCCGCCAAAGCAGGGTCGTAGGGTATGAGTACAAGCTGGACATTCCCTATGACGGTGCGAAGATATACTGTGGCGAGTCGGCTTTCTACAGTAAGAACAAGGCCATTCAGAGTGCCATCAACGAGGTGAAGGAGAGTGTGCTGAACCATCAGGGTGGTGGAGAAAATGGTGGTGGAAATGGTGGTGGAAACATCCGGCTTATCCGCTCCTCAGACCGTGTCACCCCTGCTTCGGACACAACGGCTTACTCATCTCTTCGCAGCGACATGGACTTCGCCCACAAACGCAAGAACGACAACATATCCGCTCTGTGGACGTTCGAGAACGGCTATGGTGCCCGCAGGGGCCTTCAGACTTATGAATACAGGAACAAAGTAAACGAAGACAACCTCTTTGGCAGCGGCTTCGAGCTTACGGAGCGCACCACGAACAACGGCGCAAAGAGGAGCCGTTTGGAGGTTGACGAGCTACTTGTTAGGGTAAAGGCATTCTTCGCTGAGCTCGAGATACGTAAGATCAGCTATGTAGGCGGCAACTACCTATTCAGCGCGGCCGGCAGTAAGATATACTATGTGGAGTGGCTTGACGCTAACGGAGCCGTGCTTGACAAGAGCAGTCACCAGGCGAGCGAGGCGTACACCTTTAGATGCTATCTGTACTCGGACAATGGCACCACAGCGACGATGAACTATTTTGCCGCCGATGATCAGGTTATCTGCAAGACGTTCAACATTGACGAGGGTGTACACAAGAATGTCTCCAACAAATATTGGTGGCGGCGCGCCACGGGTGTTGGGAAAGGAGCTATCGCGGCACTGTCGGACAAGACAGAGTATCAGTATGTTGACATCTCGATGAACGACTGCGACGAGAAATCGGACTATCCAGAGGCTAACGACACCATCGTACAGCTCGGCAACTGGTCGAACTCTGCAAGACAAGGTGCTATCTATCTCATGGTAGAGGGCGAGAGTGCCCCTGCCATCATGGAGTACAGCGACCTCGGAGCCAACGGCAAGCACTTCATGCTGACCAAGCCGACGCTCCAGCTGTCGCCCAAGGGGAACATCATCTACGGCGAGTTCCACTCGGTGAACGACACCACTACCTACCCCGACGGCAAGAGCATCGACGAGCAGATAGAGGCCCTGATGAAGCAAATAGCCGAGATTCAAGCTCAGGCAGACAAGAAATTCGACATCTACTTTGAGGCCTACGCTCCACATCCGTTGAAGGGCGAGGATTTCTCGACCGCAAACTATCCTGCAAGCGAGTGGAAAACCGATGCTCTGAAGGCGCTTCACGTGCAGGACCTGTTCTACGACACAGACATCGCCCCTGCCTCGGATGGCGGCCGTGCGTGGCGTTGGGTCAGCGAGAGCACCACGGGGACGGACGGTTCCACTACCAAGACTTATTACTGGGAGGTGGTGACAGATCAGGACACCCTCGCGGCGTTGGAGAAGGCGAGAGACCTGCAGAACCAGGTGGATGACATCGTTTCAGACGGGGTTATCAGCAAGGGGAGCGAGAAGAGCGACTTACTGATAGAATGGCACAAGGCGGCATCCAACTACGAGAAATATAGGGAGCAGGCAGACGACTACTCGCTGCTTAATGACGACGTATGGAAGAAATACCACGACGCGTTCTTTACCGTTGCGACGATGCTCAATAACGGCACGACTTACATAGAGAAGAACCGCACGGACGGTGTCACTCCTGCCTGGCTCGACGTGACCGTTGACACCGTGCTGGCAGACACGCCAACGAAAAACGCTGCCACCTACAGGGATACGTGGAACGACTACTATACGACCTTCGCCGCAGTGCTGAAGCTCATATCGGGCAAGGCCAAGGAACTTGCTGACAACGCACAGAAGAGCGCGGACGAGGCGAACGGAGCCATAGACGACATTGTGTCTGACGGAAGGCTGGACCCGAGCGAGAAGATAACCATCAAGCGTGACTTCCTTGCCTTCTACCATGAACTGACGGACGACAATGGCCTTAAGGATAAGGGGCAGGACGAGAACGACAAGTTCTACACCGACGGCATAGAGACGGCCTATGACAAGGTCATTGGTTGCTTCAATGAGGTAGGCACCCTGCTCAACGGCTCCGTCTCATGGGCATTGGGAGCTGTCTTGGACGAGGACACCCTGCCTGTGTGGTTGCGGAACCCACCCACCGTTTTGACCTCTACGGACAAAAACGAGTACATCACTGTGACAAGCACTATCAAAGCAGATGAGTTCCGCAGCAAGTGGTCGGCGATGTATGCGGCAAAGTCGGCCTACATCGCCCTGCTGTCGGAATACGCCAAGGGCCTTGCTGACAACGCACAGAAGAGCGCGGACGAGAAGGTGCAGACGTTTGTCACGGAGAAGGTGCCGGACCCACCGTATATGACGGGCGATTTTTGGATTCAGACGGGAAACGGAAACAATATGATGATATGCACCACCGGCAGGGAGAGCGGGAATGGTGAACTTTCAGACTGGACCGACCTTGCCGATCTCGCCAATAAGAACAATGCGCGCATCCAGCTGGCCATGCTCGGTGACAAGATATACGAACTGTCGGGAGGGTACATCCAGAATAATGGCAAAATATCCATCGTGTTCTCAGCCAACCAGCCTGCGTCGGCCACGGACGGAGACCTGTGGTTTGATGGGGAGAAGCTGAAAAGATATGTGTCCTCATGGGAAGAGATCAAGACGGACAGCTATGTGAGGGCGTTCAAGACGGTGTTTGACATCGTTGGCCAACGGACGCTTACCTGCTATAATGCCGTTCAGACACAGAACATTAAGCTCTACGACCTTGTGCTGCGGAATATCGAGTGGCACGACCCGTTCAAAGATGAGAATGTGGAGGGCAATGTGGAGGTGCTGATGTACAACGGCAAGAGTTGGGAGACGCTGAAAGAATGCACGCGAGCCATCATCGACAACCTCGGTGATGAGCTGAGGCTTGTTGTATTCGGCTCTGATGGCACTGGCGCGCATGACTCCTCCGGCCTTATCACGAAGACGATGTTCAATGAGTTGTTCTCTGAACACGTATCGGATGATGGTTTGGTTACCAGAGCTTCAATAAAGACCGTGATAGAGTTTGATGACGATGGGAATGCGACCGGCATTGTGAGCATTGATGCTGATAAAATCAACTTCATCGGTAAGACTATTATCAACGAAAAGTTTTGGGTCGATGACGATGGAATAGTCTATATGGAAAAGGCAAATGTCAGTGGTACTATCAATGCTACGAGTGGAAAAATTGCTGGATTCTCCATAAGCGGGAATGGGTTGGTAAATACTGGATTTAACAACGATGCTTACGTGATATTCCGTAACGATACATATAACACGTTTGCCGGAATAGGAGGTAATGTCTTACCAACATCAAGCGGAATGAGGGCTGTAGCACGATTTGAAAACCATGACAAAACAAACCAATGGGGATTAGGATATAACGTGGCGGTTATAATGTCGGCAAAAAATTCTGATTATAATCTCGCTTTTGCTGGCAATGGAAATGGTTTTCTTGCCGGGTATATTGCAGGCTATGGTTTTCAAGAAAAAACTTGTGACAAAGAAAACACATGTTTCATTTTGCACCCAAAAGAATCGCTGTTGTTCATCGTAGATGTAACTAAACAAAAAGCAAGTATTGGATTACCATCGTTGTCCGAGATTAGAATGATGCTTGGGATTGGAGCAAATGAAGAATTTGCAGTCCCAATAGAAATAATAATTAAGACATGCCCTGGAGATAGTTACGGAGGAACATTCATCTACGGGAAAAACAAAAACATAGATGGTATGAACACGGATAACTACCCAACAACAGATTGGACTCAATCGTGGACGTATGGGCAGGCTGGTAGTTATATTAATGACAGCTTTTTCAGAGCCGGGTACAATAAATTCATTCTCAGTTATCGTAACTCGAAATACTCTGCTTACGCAGTAGTTAGTTCGTATTACTCTTATTACGCAGATAATAGTAATTGATAAAATTTTACAACTATGGCAAAGAAAATAGACTTTACGAAAATCAACGTACAGGTAAGCTTCAATGGCTCCTGCAAGACGTTCAACATGGCTCACGTCGTGGGCAACGCAATGCGTTACACGGGCTCGGTAGTGGGCGACATCGGCTTTGACGAACTGGCGAAGACCATCTACTTCTCGGATGGAGAGGTGGAAGTCCCCGATGAGTACGTCCGTCCGCTGATGCAGGTAATCAACGACGGTCCTTTCATGGCCACAATCAAGAGGGAGCTGATAAAGCGGCTCAATGGCAATGGCGAGTAAGGAGAAGATAGGGTTCATCGTAGACCGCAAGGATGTGACTGACGGGCACGTTCGTCTCACCATAAGGATGCTCAACAGCAGCAAAGCAATGGTGAAGACGAACGAGATGCCTATCATCCTCAACTCCATCAAGGCAAGCGGCATGATAGACCCAAAGATACAACGAGGTTTCACTTATGCGTTCCCGTTCGAGCTGTCGCAGGGTCACGGATTCCCGTACATGCTTGACATGAACCTCGAAGACCACGGGATGCTAAAACTGGTATGACATGGCACTGGATATAGTAACGAAGAGGGATGGCGACCTGCTTACGGCCACGGAGTTCAACGCTGTGGTGCAGGCCATCAAGGACAACGAGAGGTCGGTAGACACGCTCGGCACGAACTACACCAACATGGGTAAGACCGTGGAGGGTGTGCAGAAGGCGCAGAACCTGCAAGGGCAGGACATCAAGACGCTCAATGCCAACATGGTGAAGATGGTCTCGCTGACACAAGAGGCCTACGACGCGCTTGTAACGGCAGGAACCGTTGACGCAGACACTTACTATAACATCTTGGAGGAATGATATACAAGGGTGGCATAGAGATGAGCGCCCGCTATTATGGCTTGAAAGCGGTGACAGCGGTGTACAAGGGAGCAAAGCTCGTGTGGGAGGCTATCAGCTCCTGCTTCGGCAGCGGCATGTGGCTGAACTTGCGAGCATGGAAAAATACGGACGGTTGGAAAAATTAAAACGATAATACTATGGCTAAGAAAATAAGCGAGAACGCGATACCCGACATCAACGCGGACTGGGGCAAGGACGCAAGCAACGGACTGCCTTATTCGGGGCAGGCGGTACAGACGTTCATCAAGGACAAGATGAAGTCTCTTGACAGCAGCATCAAGAAGAAAGTCGGTTGGTGGTGCTGGTCAACGAATATCGACGCAAGCAATTTTTATCACCTTTGGGGCTTTGCTTCCGAGGATGACTGCACGAAATACAAGTCAGACCCGGAGGCTAACGCATCGCTGCTTTTGGTCAACGAGGCACTGCCTATCTCCACTGTGCAAGGAGACAGCTATTCGGCTTATCTGTTCGCCAACGTGAGCAAGACGGCGGACTTGGTGGTGAGCGGAAATGAGCTGAATGTAAAAGTGAGATTCTGTGCTGTCAAGGTGAGCAACGGAGAGCGGTTGAACAACGGCTCCATGGGTACGCTGATCATCGAGCGCAGCGTTGACGGATCAACGTGGAATACCGTAGAGACACGAAAGGGTGTCTTGGTTAGCGACGATTATTCTGGAAGTTCGTTTCAAACATTCAACATTGCTTCGGCCCTGTCTTCCGGCAAGCAATATATCCGCTTACGTGCGTCTTTCCCTTATGACGACGGCAGCGGTAAGATGATGACCGCATACTCAAGCTATGTGCAGGTTGGCGCAAGTATAAACTTCACGACAATCGGCATTGCGCTTGGCGAGCTGCATCCTTATACGCCTATACGTGTAGACAGCCTTGGGGCAGAAGGGGCACGCAAATTTCCCTTATCTTATATCTGCACCGGCAGCGTGCCAAAGACGCTCCATTATGTTATCTACGATGAAGATGGCACGCAGATTTTCCCCACGACAGGCTTTGGCGAGATTGCCGGTATAAACGCGAATGGTACCGTCGTGAATCAGTCTGTGGGTAACGAGTCGGACGCTCCGTCGCTGTTCACGCACGGCGTAAAGACAGTTGTGGCATGGCTGACCGTTGACGATGGTGCCGGCGGAACAATATACAGCAACTGTCTTGTCAACAGGTTCATGGTTATTAACGAATCTGATGCTATCAAGAAGGGAACGGACGCAAAGTCTTATTTCCTGCTGCAACAAGAGGTGCCTGCGGAAAAGATGGCAACGCTCGGCATGGATGCCCGTATGACTTATTTTGGCACGGTTACGAACTATACGCAGAGTCAAATATTCAGCTATGCTCTGTTTGTTCCGACTAAAAACAGCGACGGCAATATTGTCCTTGATACCGAGAACCCGATAGATGTTACGTTCTATTTGTCGAACTATCTCAAAGGGACTTGGACCCCACAGGCAGATGGTGTTACTTTATATCTCGAAGATGAAGAAAGAATCGTTGCGTCATCGTCTGAGCTTTTCCAGTTTGCTCCATCCGTCGAGATAGACAGCACACAGAAGTCGCTCTATGCCTATCTGCATATTTGGATTAACGAGAATGGTACCAAAACCGACTTGCTCGGTCGTTCGTCCGGTACGGCATCGTACGCAATCAGCGTGGACAATAGCGAGAGCTATGCTCCTGCATCAGGCACAACATTCCTGCTTAATCCAAAGACCCGAAACAACGGAGAGAGCAATCCGATGCGCATCCTTAACGCGGCAAAGAACAACGTAGAAGTAGAATCAGAGTTTAGCGGGTTTGACTTTCAGACGGATGGATGGATTGCAGACGGGAGCCAACGTCTCCTGCGTATACCGTCGGGCAGGAAGTTGAACATCAAGCTCAATCCGCTGGCTCAGTTGCGTACAGATCCGACTTCCTCTTTGGTTGTCGAACTTGATTACAAAGTGAGCAACGTCACCAATGAGGATGACGCTATTTTCCAAATAGGCGAGACGGTAGGCAGTTTCTTCCGTGGCATAAGGATGTATCCTCTTTACGGAGAGGTAATGCCTGCAAGCTACGAGACACATGCCGAAAGCGGCCACGTTGATGACATCGACTTTGGCTGGCTCGAAAACAAGAAGGTGCATATCACTTTCGTATTCAACGGGCAGGTGAATCCGGTAAAGCATGGCATGAAGTATGGCACCCCTGACGTGCATATACCAAGCGTATCGTCTACTGATTACTACAAAGACCCTCAAACGACAACCATTGCCATAGCAAAAGTGTTCGTTGACGGTAACAAATACCGGGAGATCCATTACAGTACCGCCAATGCGGATGAGTTCTGTACGGGAGCGATGAGTAATGGCGGAATCAATATTGGCGTTAATGGGGCGGATATAGATGTTTACTCTTTGCGTGTCTACACTTACAAGCAGTTCTCTGACGACGATGCGCTGTCAAACTATGTTGCCTCACTGTCTACTACAGAGGAAAAACAAAAAGTAGCATCCGATAATGATATTCTCGGCACCGGTGCCACGGGAGAGCGTGTGATAAGTATTGATAAAGTACACGAAAAGGGAAAGAACACGCTTCTTTGGCACGGGCAGGAGACATGGTTCCTGAATCAGTCGAGTGCTCTTAACGGATGGTATGAGATAAAGAAGTACGATATTAACGGCAACTACCTTCCGAAGCACTCCGGATCGCTCTGCCGCAAGACAGGTATTGAGGTTCTTTCCGGTAATATTTCTGACTGGAATAAGGAAATAAAAACAAATAATTTCCCATTCGTGAAGGGGCAGGGATCTTCGGCAAAGACATATTGGGACTGGAATCAGCAGTTTGATATGTCGAAGTTTAAGAGTATGATACGTATCCCCCGCTCCGCTTTTGACAGCAGTATCGTTATAAGCGATGTTATCACTAAAGACGACGGTTCGACGGTTGTCAACATCTACGGAGGATGCCTCGGAGCGGACTTCCCATTGGGTAACACGCCGAAAGAATATCCTATTGATACAACAACGGGGCTTATCCAAGTTCCGGACGGATGGATTGACGGCAATGGTATTCTCATCGGTGAGACTGGTACTGTATGGCATTCGAATGGCGATGAAGAGACCGTAGAGGGAGATGGTTATTACCGTGGTCCTTGCTATCAGGTTGCCGACGGAACACCTCTCGCTCAGAAGCTCGTTCCTAAAATCAACTATGCTTCATGCGAGCAGACGCATCTTATGGGCGTGAACAATCTTTATAACGACCTGCATACTGCAATCGTTGGAGAGAACGACTTACAGAAAGCTGCCACCGCCAATGGCCAGCATTGCCGCGTTTCTAAATATACCGAGCCGTTCTTCTACTTTATCAAGAATGACGATAGCTCGGATATTACCTTCCGTGGCGGCTGTTCGTTCGGTGCCGGCAAGATGGACAAATCAACTTGGGGATATGCCAAGAAGTTCAAGGGGCTGTCAGACATCAAGAAATTCGCTATGTTTGAGGGCTCTAACAACTCGCTCACCGGTACCGACTTCCGCGTCCCATTTACATGGCGGCCAAATGGTGAATGTCCTGACGAAATGACGTATAGTGTAGACGGAGAAGGATTTGGAGTTACGGAGGGGACCGGGACAAACAGGGTGTTTCAGCAATGCTGGGACTTCGACGGCGGTGCTACATACAGCGCGGAGGACGAAGTGGCTGATCCTACGCATAAGACCGACTATCCAAAAGAAGAGGTTATTAAACCCTTTGCGGACTTTGCCAATTTCGTCTATCTTCACTCGGTTAATATCAAACCTTACACCAGTGGGGATGGAACGTTTGACAGCTTCAAGACTTCTGCCGAATCCAAGGATTACTACACGAAATATTGGATGACGCAGGGTGATGACAAGTACCGATTAGTCCGTTACTCTTTCGGTGCAGGCGAGTGGGTTGACGCAGGTTTGTGGGTACAGCTTAGTGATGGAACGTATGGCTGGAATCCTGTTTATGTCAACTCTTCTGAGCCGTATGCCTATACTGCAAAACGCTTTGCTGCAAAATACTCAGGCGACTATGACAAATACAACGAGGAGCTAATCAAGGGCGTAGCGGCTGACTTTAAGGCTCGTCTCCCCTTGTATGCGGACCCAAAGTCAATACAGCTCTACTATTGTTACAACATCGCTTTCTTCTGTGGTACGGATAACTGCGGAAAGAATATCTATTTCGTGTTGAGTCAGTACAATAGGGACGTTACGATTACTTTACCCGACGGGACTACTGAGACACATACGGGAGTATGCAGATACGAGATGCACACTGATGATGTCGATACGACAGTGAAGAAGGACAACAACGGCCGACTTCGGCATAAGTATGACGCAGACCGTATGCACCCTTACCCGAACGATGATAAGACGCAGGAGCCGCAGTATTCGGGTATGAACAACTGTCTCTTCAACCTCGTGGAAGCAGCGTGGGAATCGGACACTGACAACACATTGCGAACCATGACAGCGACGATGTTCAGTGTGATGACCACACTTACAACATCGCGCGACAACATCCTCGGCTTTCCTTACGACAAGACGCAGCAGTCTACCGTTCTCGGTTGCCTGTGGAAGTATCTCTTCTTCGCTACGTTCTATTTTCCTGCACGAGCCTATAACGAGCAGGGCCGTATCCGTTATGAATACCCGGAGACGCTTGGCTTCGTTACCGCCCGACAGGTAAAACCAATTTGGCAGAGTCAGGGTAGCAGTTACCAAGACGAGCTTGAATTTATGATCCGACGCATCGTTTACTTCGTATCGTATGCCGCATGGGGGCCGGCTGGAGGTGGGTCTGGCACTGGTATCCCCGATGCCGACGCAGGTGGTTTCCAAATGCAGGGTACGCGTAATCCGGATAACACCTCACGCGTCAGCATATCCATTACCGTCACGGCTCATCAGACGATTTGGCCTACCGGCAACGTAGGTGGTGCTGCCAACGGAACGCAGGACCCTCATGTGCGTCTGCGTCCGGGTCAACGTTATACCATCTCTCTCGGAGACAACACATTCGAGAACGATACATACTTTTATGTGTATCTAAGAAACTATTACCGCAGTTTCGGAAACCTTGCTACGCTCCCGGTAAAAACGCAGGTTACGGTGAGTGGCGTGCGTTTGGAAGAGTTTGTCCTTGATCCCGATAGCGTTGACACAGTTGATGCTAATGGCAATGTTGTCAAATCCGATGTGGGAAAATTCACGGACGCTTCTTCCGGAAAGAGCGTCCCCGCTTTCCGTCCTTCGGGTATCGTCATAGGCTCTGCCACAAATATACGGAAAATAGACGTACACGGTTTCAGTAGTATAAGTGGTGCGCTCGACGTGCGCAACCTTCCACGATTAGAGAGCGTTGATGCCCGTCAAACGTCCATTACGACATGTCCGCTTCCTGCAACCCATTCTCTTACTTCCGTACAACTGCCTGCGTCCGTACTTGAAGTGGAAGTTAAGAATCAACCCATGTTGAAAGAACTGTCGTTAGAAGGCTACTCTAATTTGCAGAAGTTTATCCTTCGGGATAATAATCTTCTGGACAGTTACACCTATGCCGTCGGAATCTATGCCGCCAAGCCGTCGGGATTGAAGTCTGTGGAGTTTGATCATGTACAGTGGGACACAGACTCGAAGCGGTGCAGCATGGATATGCTGATGTATTTTGCCGACATCAAAGCCGCATTGATAGGTGTCATCTACATGATGGCGGCATCCTCTGACCGTGCGCTTACACTTGCGGACAAATTGAAACTATGCAGTCTGTACGGGAATATAGACGACAAGAGCAACTCACTGTATATTCAGTACGAGATAAGGGCCATCACAAAACTCTCTATCACGGGCCAGTCTTATCTGAACGAGATAGGCAAGGACTATGCCTACAGTATTGCCACTCGTCCATCCACGGGAAATAATATTGCTGTGAAGGACGGGAAGTTGCAGCTGAAATGGGCGTTGGCTGCTTCGGCAAGTCAGTATGCAACGCTGAAAGACGACAAGACCGGCATTGTGCACGTCAATGCCCTTTCGGACGCGAGACTCGAACTGAAACACGAGCTGTCGCTGGAGGCTACCACGATAGACAACGAGACATTGACGGCCTCGAAGATGGTCGGGTTCTATACCCATATCCCCAAAGTAGGCGACTTTGCCTATGCGGACGGCACGTTTGATGCCGACTGGGATGATACGCGCGAGTGTGTCGGCATCGTGTTTATGCGTCAGCCGGTATATGACGCTGACGGGAAAACCATCACAGCATACGATGTGCACATCTGCAGCCGTGAAGACCTGTTCTTGGAGTCAACGTCGAAGAAATTGTCAAATACTACTCATCGTTGGGGGTTATACCCGGACAATAATAATGGATTCCTGTCCAGCGAGAGTGCTATCAAGGCCGCCACGGGACTGACCAGCGTGTTCGACATACCCACAATACCTAATATCGGCACACGGTGGAACGGTACACATGCTGTAGATGGTGGTACGAGCAACGGTATTAATTACGACCGCATCAACGCGGATAACTATCTCGACGCTAATCAGGAGGATGGTTACAAGGTAATCAAGTCGGGTGCTGCGCTGTCAGACTATGACGGCAAGGGTAAAACGGAGAAGATTGTTGAGCACTCGCAGCTCATCATCACCCAATATCTCGACAGGTCTCTGCCGAAAACTCTAAAGGAGCTGGCAGATGCTATGCAGTCGTTAAAAGACGAGAACGCATCGGCAACAAATAGTTGGCGGTACGAGGAGTTCTATTATCCCGCTGCTTACGGATGTCATCTTTACGAACCAAGTGTAAAAGGAACATTGGTAGACCGGTACAAGAGTGGAAAGTGGTATTGTCCCGCATGTGGAGAGCTTGGCAGGCTATATAACTTCAAACGCCTTGGACTGGCTGTTAATAATGCCAACGACAATCCTGCGAGCGAGGCTGTTACCCCTATCTTTGCCAACGCTAACAAGAAGGCGGGCGGAACGGTGTTCTCGTTTGTGAATAACTGGTATTGGAGTGTGAGCGAGATCAGCGCGTACGGCAGCTGGCTCGTGTACTTCAATGACGGCTACGTCAACAACGGCAATGAGTACGGCAGCGGCTACGTTCGCCCTTGCACGGCATTTACCTTTCACCTTTAATCTTTGATAAGGCGGCCATTTCAAGGCCGCCGTCGCAGGGTGGTGATAACAAACATACATCTTCCCGGACGGGCGACAAGCCCGTC